TGCGTGATAGTCCCGCGTGAGGTCATCGACCTGCGTGCGGGCTTCGAGGAGTTGGTCTTCAAGTGCGGTAGTCATCGCCCGTGATCCCGTGTCAACCGCTGCATGATAGACCCGGAGGCGGCGCATGGCTTCGGCACGATCCGGGACCATGCCCGCGAGGTTGTAGCGTTGGGCTTGGCGACCGCTGAAAGTTTGACCTTCCATGGCGTCGGGTGGGATCGCGCGTCCTTTCGCCAACACCGCTGCATGGAATTCACCTGCGATTTCCGCGAGGTTGGATTGGATGAGTTCGCGCTGGTCGTTGGTAAGCGGATTTCCTGGTGCGCCCATCGCCTTGTATTTGCCGACCGAGAAAACCTCGACTTTGATGCCTTCTTTATCGAGAGCTGCGGAATCATCGACCACTGCCTGCACCACACCGATGGACCCAACCTGTGCGGATGGAGTGGCGTAGATGGCGCGGGCTTGGCTGGCGATCCAGTAGGCGGCGGATGCCATGAGGCCTGAGGAAAATGCATAGACCGGCTTCTGCTCGTTCAGTGAGGCAACAGCGGCGGCAAGCTCCGGTGTGCCAGCCACGGTTCCACCCGGCGAATCGATGTTGAGCATTACCGCCTTGATGTCCGTGCGGTCGTTTGCTTCTCGGATAGCCGCACCAATTTCCTCGGAATCGGTAGCGCCCATGATGACGCGGGCAAACAAACCTGGCTTGCGGAGGATCGGGCCTTCGATCGAAATCGTGGCGATGCCATCGTCGACGCTGAGAAGTGGATTGGACGAATCCGGCTGCGGCAATGGACCACCACGATACGATGCGGATGCGGCCGCCATGGAGCGCAGCGCCTCGGGCTGGATCAACCATTCGCTGTGTTGGAGGAGAACTTGGGTCACGCCCCAGCGGTGGTGTCAACGAGGCACCAACGACAAGAGCGGATCCGAAGACCCGCCCCTGCGTTTCAAATGACAAAGGGATAGAGGATCAAAGGGAAGAATTAACGTTTCCGGCGGATCAACATCATGCCGCCTGCGAACATCGAAAGGAGGATCGACGTGGGTTCAGGGACACTGGCGACACGGAACCCGAAGTAGTTGTACTCGAAGGTGGGGTCGTTGTAGAAGCGGTTCGAGGAGCGCAAGTAGTTGACGTTGTAGAACCAAGCGCCCCCGCGAAGCCCGCGCGACGAGCCGGATATCACCGCGTCATTCCATTCCCAGACGTTGCCTCCCTGGTCATTGGTTCCATAAGAACTTGGATCACCGCTGTAGGTGCCTACATTGGTGGATGAGTCAACGGAATTAGCGTAATTCGCATCCGCCGTGGTGATCGTATTCTGACCGTTCGGGTAGAGCGAGTAGGATGTGTTCGCCGCACTGTAATAGGCTGCTTTGTACCATTCATTCTCACTTGGAATGTAAACTTGTGCCCCGATATTCGCGGTGATGATGCCGCTGGTCGCGTTGTTGAGCGTGTAGGCACCGTTTTCCATGTCGCCGTTGCCTTGGCCGTTCATCATCCAGTTGGCGAAGCGCGCTGCATCAAACCACGAGACATAAACCACTGGATGGTTGGCGAGGGCGGTGGTCACGGTGTAACTAAAGTTGCCGGAACTGCCGGTCTGCGTGATACCGGTGCTCGTCATGCTGGAATTGTAGATTGCGCCGCTGTTTGATGCGCCCTTGGCGTTGAGAAACTCGCCGTATTGGGCGTTAGTCACCTCGTACTTGCCGATCCGATAGACGTGATCCACTGCGCCGTAGCCAAATGAACCGGAGCCAACCGCAGTATCTGCCGCGTTGTTGATGTCTCCAATCGTAACCCAGTCCATCGTGACGGTGGCTGAGGCGGAGGTGATGAGGGCTGCGACGATGGCGCAGGTAGATAGTGGGAGGTTTCGTTTCATTGGATAATTGATTTTGATTTCTAGAACCAATTCCATTAGCTGCATTACGCTGAAGAATCAAGCTATTCGATAAATTTCTAATGAGATTTCTCAATTTCCTATCATCTGGGAGGAACTATCGGCGGCTGGCTACTTGGATTTCCCGCAGGCTTCCACAGCATCTCGACCGGCACGCCGTGTTTTGCCGCCGTTTCTAGGATGAGTTTCGCATCGCTGGCACGGCGCTCGATTTCCTCGCCGAAGTCTGCACCGAGTTCTTGGAAGTGGTCGGATAGCGTCTTGAGTCCCATTTCCACGTCCGCACGGTTCTGCTGGGCTTCCCGCCCGGCATCCACGGTCACACGCTTGGGCGGCACGGAGGAAATCTTCCACCAGCCTTCGATGGGCGGCAGGAGTCCGCGTGAGATCGCGTCGCCAATCACGTAGGTCCACACCGGTTTGATGAGTCGACGTTCGAGGATCATCTGGCGAAATGAGAACCGACGATCCGCCTTGGCGACGATCAATCTAACACCCGCGCCACCGATCTTGCTCGAATCCGCCGCGAACTCGAACGGGATCACTCCGAGTGCCGAATCCCTTCGGAGATGTTCGAGGAAGCCGGTAAAGGTGGGAGATGGGCGGTTCGACTGGAAGCTCTCGATCGATTCGTCGGGTTTGAGCGCCACGAGTTTTCCGCCGACGATGCGTTGGAGCGTGATGGGGTCGCTTGGATCATTGCTGGTGGCGGTCGCACCAACCACAAAGTCGCCGTTGTCATCGAGTTCCCCTCTGGCGGTTTTGAGCACGCGGGAAATATCCGCGTTGTCCTTCACCGCGTGCTTTTCTAACGCTAACAGCTCGATCTCGTCGAGGACGTGGTTGATCGAATGCTGGATCGTGGGATGCGAACGAACGCCGCCCGCCCATTCCGGTTCATGGATGTGCAGCACCGAGGTGGATGGCAGGTCGCGGGATTTTCCGCTGTCCTCCAAGGCTCGATAGAAGATCGGTGCGCCCCATGTATCGAGACCCACGCCGTCGATGGTATCGCGTGAACCGAACTGGTCACCGATCCGGTGGGACTCGATCAACTGGATGCGTGGTTCGCCCTCGCCATCGCGGGTCTTGTGGACGAAGTACTCGCCGTCGATGTCCATGCCCCGGCAGACGAGTGCTTGGCATTCTTCAAACGAAAATCGACGCGTCACCTCGCAGCGGGCCGACCACAGCGCGAAGTAGGCCTCAGCGGCGCGGTTCCACTCAGGGTCGGGTGACTGCGCCTGCACGCGGATGCCGTCTCCGGTCGAGTAGATGGCCATGTTGGCGACCAGCTCGCGGACGAAGCCTGAGTTCTTGTGGAGGTAGCGCGACTTGCGGACAAGTTCGCTTCGGACGCCTGGCGTGAGTTCTAGCCGTGCGTCGGTGGGTGCGTAGCCCGGAACCAATCCACGGCGGTTCGACAAGTTCGCCGACTCGAAGGGCGATCCCCATGCCTTGGGGACGAGAACCGGCGGCAGCCAGCGGATGGCGATTTGTTGGAGGCGTGTCATTTCGGCAGGTGGCCTGAGATTTGAGAAGCGGCGACGGTGCGAGCACGGCCGTAGGTAGAAGGATCTAACACGCGAAGCGCGTGGGCGCATTCCTCAAGCACTTGATCGACCGGCATCGTGAACTGCTTGGCCACCGAAGTGTCGGCGTCGTTCCAGTTCATGATCGTCTTGCCTTCCAGCAGAAATTCCTTGGCCCGCCGCTGGATGGCGAGAACCTCCGAAACGGTGAATCCAATGATGAAGAGTCCGCGTGCCATGATTCAGTTGCCCCTCCAGGTTGCGTTGCTGTTGCGGGTGTCGATGTGGACGAAGCTGGACGTCGGATAGACTCCGAGGCCACCCACAAATTTGCCTGCCTTCCGCCACTCGATGAGCCGGTCGTAGACGTGCTGGGGAGTCACTCCATCGAAGGCAATGTCGAGAGCACGAAATTCCATGTGCTGGCTGAGTCCCACGCCACCCACCGCTTTGTTATAATCGGACGAACGATAGGAACTCAGGATGGTGCATGGCTTGCCGAACGATTCGCGCAGATCATCCACAATGCGGAGAGTGGGCACGATGTTCTTCCATAGCCGTTGTGGTGGCACGCTGTTCGTCACGCCTCTTCGCTGCGCCACGAAGTATGACTCAAACTCGCTGGCGGCGAAGTGGCGGAATTTCTGGGCGTTGAACCAAGTGGTGAAGGTGCTCATCGGTTACTTGCCAGTGCGGGGTTCGATCACGACTTCAAAGCGACCGTCCGGATGAACCTTGATGATGCCGTCCTTGCTGATGAACTCGCCCTGAATCAGCGACGGCGTGGTGCAGGAGACTAGGAATGGAATTGTTAGGATCGCCAACGCGAAGCAGAAGACGCCGACCATGAATGACTTGTTCGGCTTGCCGTCGTCGAAGAGATCGCCGAGCACCACGACGAGCTCCTTCACAGTGAGCGCGGCGGGACCTGCGGCCAGTAGGTATTTGGCGGTGTTGGGGTCGAAGAGTTGGGCGATGCCAGCCAAATCGAGAGCGGCGAGAGTTGATAGACCTGATGCCACTGCGGTGAGTAGGCGGAGTATGGTGACGTTGTTCATGACTCCCCTTCCGTGCTGTCAACGGGCAGTGCCGCCGCAGCCTCGCGTCCGACGATTTTCAGCATGGTCGCCCCAACGACCTGAAGACATTCTGCATCGTACAGGTGGTTCGGTCGCGAGCCGATTTGCTTCCACATCCACTGACCTTTTTCCTTGATGCGCTGCTCGCTTTCCAACTGGGCGAGATAGTCGTCGTCGATGTCGTCAGGCACTTCCCACGTCGGGCCTTGGGACGCATCCTGGTTGCGACGGAGACGGGCCAGCGTGTCCTTGATGTTGAGGTTGCTCCAGTAGTGGACGTGGCAGGACTGGCGATGCGAAAGCACGACCTTGCGGCGCGGCGAGTAAAATCGCTGGACGGTTTTGCCATCGCGACCCTTGTGCGCATAGACTGGGCGACGGTCACCGATGAGTGCAACCCATCCGCGCTTGGCACATTCCCGATAGACGTCGTAGGTCGCATAGCCAGCGTCGAGAAACACGAGGCTGGGATGCACGTCGAACCGTTCCTGCAACACGTCGATGTCGGTGAATGTTAGAATCCGTTCGTTCCACATCAGACGACTTGATCCCTCCGCCGACCACGAACGGACCACCAGGAACAAGTGATCCATCTGGCAGTCCACCGTGATGAAGCGCAGCGGGATCAGACCGGTGCGCTCGGGCAGTGGGGCGGCGAGGATGCGGCCGGTTTTCGGATCAATCGCGCCTTCTTCCTCCCACGTCTCGCCGCGTTTGTAGCCAGATTTGACGATCTCTAACTTGTAATCCTCGACGTATTCACGCCACGGCAGGCCAAGCCGCTTCTGATAGAACTGTTGCAGCAACGACACGTCACCCTTACGCGCCGCCGTCTTCGCCCGCAGGTAGAGTTCGGCCAACTGGCCCCAGCTCATCGCGCACAGGGCATTCCAGTGAAAGCCGACGTTTTCCTTCGATGCCTTCGGATTCTTCGATACGAAAGCACCGGTGGCATTGAGTTCGCGCCGCGTCCGCTCGCCATCGTTGAAGTAGTGGTTGCACGACTCGCAGCGCATGGCGGTGGTACGACGAACTTCATCGAAATCCCACTCGCCGAATTCATCCCTGGCCGACTTGCTCCACTCGACGCATTCCCACTTGTATGCTTGGCGGTGGTCGCATTTCGGGCAGGCAAACGTCCACTCGCGCTGGTCGGTGGTGAGAAATTTCCGGTGAGTGTCGTCATCCTCCTCGCCGCCTTGGCTCATGAAGATGCACTTGCCGAGCCAGCCGAATGCGGTGACGCGTGCCTCGGCTTCCGCCATGTGTCCGGTCGGCCATCGCCATGTTTCGTCGCCGACCAACCAGCGGATCGAGCGGCGTTGCAGGTTGGTCTTGTTGTGCGCCCCCAGAATCCACAGCACCATGCCGTTGTTGAAGTGGATGGCGTTGTTCTTGCGCTTGTGGCGATGGATGCCGGTGGGCATGAGCCGCGCCACTGGCTGGCATTGGTCGAAGAGTTTTTGGAGCCGCGCCTCGGAATAATCGCGGGCGTCCTCATCGGTTTGGTCGAGCCAGAGCGTCGGCCCGGGAAGGTTGGTGATGATGTAGCAAAGCGTTAGCTCGGGTGCCGTGGTCTTGGACGACTGAACCGATGCGATGATCGAGACAAGACGGATGCGCGGGTCGACCAACGATTCCATGACCTCGCGAATCCACGGCGAGTTTTCTGAGCGGAAGCGTCCCGGGTTCGGCGAATACGGGATGGCATCGATGTGATCCTCACACCATTCCCACGGCGGCCTGCGGTCGGGCGGTTGCCACGCTTCGCGCCAGATGTCGTGGAGCACCTTCATGATTCGTGGAGGCAGCGAAGTACCTCATCGATTGCCTTGCGGCATTCCCGCTGAATGCCGGTGGCGTCGAGACCTGATAGGATCGGCGGCAACTCCGACTCAAACTTCGCACGCAGGATGGATGTCGCCTGGGCGACGAGGCCGATCCATTCGCTTTGTACCTGATAGATCGGAACGTATTCGCCCTTTTTCACCGCGATGCGGAGTTCGCGCTCCTCTACCTCAGCGAGCAACTTGCGGGCCTTGAGTGCCTCCTCGTTTCCGACCGGAGTTTTGCCTGCCTTAAGTCCACGCAGTCTGACGAACTCGCGCCAGTCAGCCACCGGCCACAAGCCATTGGACAGCGGCTTCGGAGATCCCTCCATCTTCTGCCAAGTGGTGAGCGTGCGGCGGGTCACGCCTAACACCGCTGAGAGTTCGACCAAGGTTTTCGCATAAGCGAGCGATTCCTCGCTGCCCGCCGCCCGCGATTCGATACGCGCCCGCTCAACCACGGTGAGAGGTTTTCCCGCAGCGACCTTGCGGATTACGTTTTGCAGATCTGCGTCGAGGATTTTTCCAGCGACATCGGGTGACAATTCCTTGGGCTCCACGCCACGGAAAGACTGTCAATCCACAGTCCTGATTCTGTATTGAACGAATCGTTCAATCTTCTGCATTCCCGAGCCAGCCAGTTCTTTCATTGGCCATACTTTACTGAAGTCCAAGCCCCACATGCTTTCCGCCTTGCCTGTGACAGGACTGAGGACGATCTCACGAAGTTCTTCCAAAAGATCCACGACATCACGTTGGGAAACCTGTCCGTTTGCCGCGTTGGCAAGAAGATCAAGAATGAACTCCCGAACGCATAGGATCATGATTTGGACATGGTTCACGTCGTTGCGTTCGGTCTGATCCAACGTGACGACATTGCAGATCTTGGCTTTCAATACCTTGATGGGAGCCAAAAGATGCACCACGAGATTGCCAACTGTGACCTGAATCGCGTCGGCTAGTTCATCACGCGTGAGACCTTTCACATCCCGCAGCACTTCGATTTTCCGGAGTCCATCGCCCAACGATGCCTCAACATAACCAATCACCGGACTTCTCGGTTCGGAATAGAAAACGTCCCCCTTGGTGATCCGCTTGATGTGTTCCAGAAGCTCGCGGTTGCCTGCGATGTCGAGATCTTTGCTGGTGAAAGGACGATAGCGTGCCAGCTTACGACCGATGCGTTTCGAATAGTAGATGGCCCATGCGTTTGCGGCCTGTCCACCAACGACAACCGGCACTGGCAGCCCAGCCTCCACCCCGAGAACATCGGAATAGTCGCCGAGACCTGTCGCCTGTCTCATCGCGTCGCTCACCTGGCCCTGCGATTTTTGACGTATCCCGCAAGATCGACGATTTTCATGGTCGCTCCGACCGGAATGAATGAGTTCGCCTCCTGCAGCTTCCGAGCGGAGGTCTTTCCCGAACGCAAGGCACGGACATCCTCGGCCCGCTCCTTTTTGTGGGCTTTTTGAATTTCGAGGAAACTGACCGTATTGCGACTCACAGCCTGACCATAGCAGGCCTCGGCGCGGGGTCAAGCCAGAGCCGAGGCCATCCATTTGAGGCTAAAACGGAGCTCATGGTTTCACCGCCACCCACCCGGCGAAGTTCAGATGCCGCCAAAAGCAATCGACCGACGTGAAGCCTTCCTGATAGAGCAACTCCTCGTTCCATTTGGCGGTGACGGGCACCAGTACGCCTTCAAGTGACATCCGCTTGCGGTCAATCTGAGTCTCGGAATATCCGTTCTCCCGCTTGATGTTGAGGAAGAGATTCACGAATGCCTCGTCGAGCTTCGCCGTGGCACCCAGCACCTTCTCAACGAGAATAAAAGCACCGCCCGGAGCCAGTGATTCGAACACGCGGCGGATGATTTGCTGGCGGTATTCGATGGGCGTGAATTGCAGGGTGAGCACCGAGAGCACGAGACTGGATGTCACACGAGGGAACTCGTGGCGCAGGTCGGCAGACTGGATGCTGACGCGCTCACCGTGCGGATGGTAGGAAAAGTTCTGACGTGCCGCCTCGATCATCGGCTCACTGATTTCCATGCCGATGTAATCGTTGGCCGCGCCGAAGTTAGAAACGAATGGCAGCAGCGCCTGGCCGCGTGAACATCCCATGTCGATGATGGCAGTGCCCGGTTGCACGAAGCGCCGCCCAACCTCAAAGGTGACCATCCGCATCGCGTTGTATTGCGGGATGCTCCGCTGGAGCATGTCGTCGAACACGGCGGTTACTTCCTGATCGAACTGCCAGGCTCCTCGTGGGATCACCTCGTCACGTTGTGCTTCACTCATGCCCGCGTGACAGATGTCAACACGGCAGGCTTTTCACGATCCGTGTGCCATCCGTTAGTCGGTCACCTTTAGGGGTCACCCATAAGCACGGGATGGAAAATTTCGCGTACATCTCGCGGGTCCTCGGGTTGCTTTCGATCGCGAGATAGCGTGCGTCATCGCCGTGGGTTGGGAACACGTCTTTCTTGAGTAGATGCTCTTTGATCGTAGGTGGATTCCACCATCCTTTGGGCGCGAAGCACGCATCCTGCGGCCGCCAGCCGGTTTGCTCCTCGATGCGGTCGAGAGTTCTAACCGTCCAAGTGTCCGGGCGGGCGGTGATGAGGACAACGGTATGCGGTCGGACTAGCTCCACCAGCCACTGGCGGTATTGCTCGTTGGCCAGTCGCTTGTCCATGCGGACGGGCGTGGTGCCGCGTGCTGGGTTGTTCGCCACGAGCGTAAAGTTGAGGTCTAGCAGGATGATCATAGGGTAATCTGAAGACGTTGGGAGAAAGAGTCCATGGCGCATTTCACGAGATCCATTCGGGTGCCATCTGGATAGGGCAGGTTGAACTCAAACTCGATAGCTGCACGCAGTTTGTTAGGATCAACCGGACGCGCCGACGCGCAGGCCGCGTTGATGTTGTTGGAAAAGTCATCGACCTTCACTGAGCGGAAGAATGGGCCGAACAAGTCGCGAAACTCTGACTCGGTGTGATACTTCTGAACCTTGGGTTTGTCCTGAAAGTCACCGATGCGGATGCCTGGTTCGTAGTCGAGGCGGAACGCGATGTTGCCGGCGTTGCTCTCGTTCATGAATGCCTTGCCATTCACTTGCCGCCAGCCGGACTCACCTGCCGATGACGCGCAGGCATAGACTTTGGTGAAGGGCTTGCACAATGCGGCGCAGAGGCAGGCGATGTGCTCGCGGTCCTCGCGGAACGGCACTGAGTTCAAGACACTGGCAATGAAGATGCTCGTCCATTCCTTGCCTGCCGCCACTTCGGCGAGAAACGTGCGTGCCAGTTCCACGCTCTCCGTCTTGTTGATGCCCCCTGATCCAAGGCGATACGGCTCGAATGGCGTGCAGTCGATCCCGGCCTGACGCAGGAGGAAAGTTTCGGTCAGGTGGCCGGCCCCGAAGTCGAGGATGGTCGTGCCGTGCTCCTTGGTCCAGCGGGTGCGGTCGGATGCCTTGCCGATGTCGAAATCCTTGCATGGCTTCGCGCCGTGCGTGGCGAAGATGAAGCCGTTGCCAAGCTCGCGCCTCACGCGGCGTGCCCGGCGGAACGAATTGAAGCGCAGCATGTCGGCGTAGCGCGTGTGGATGTCGAAGTCCATCGAGAGCAGATTCATCATGGCTCGGGCAAACTCCGCTTCCTCGTCGGTGACGAACACGACCGGAGCGAATGCGAATCCTTTTTCCGCGAGCATTTCTAACCGACCGATGCCGTTGATGACGGTGAGATCCTCGCGGCAGACGATTGGCATAAGGATGCCGTGGCGATGCAGAGTGCGGGCAAGGTTGCGGGCATACTGGATCCAGCGGCCCGAGTTCACCCGGCAGAGATCTTTCACGCTTACCTCCGCAGGCTTGAGGCAGCGCAGGAATCCATCGCTGCCGACCTCCTTGTCGGGAATCAGAGCGGCGAGTGCCTGGATGTCGAGTGATTGCAACTCGCTGGTGACCCTGCCGGGCGTGCTGTTGAAATCGAAATCGTTGGTCGCTCGGTTGAAGACGATGTTGAGTGCCTTGCGCTGTTCAAGTTCGAGTGCCTTGGTGCGGGACACCGGGACGTGCGTGGCCCCCATGCGCGAGGCGACGAGGTGGCGCTGGTGACCAGAAAGAATCTCGCCGTCCGAGTCGGTGAAGATCGGTGCGATGAAGCCGAGCTTGCGCAGCGACAGTTCGATGAGGTCAAGCCGCTCGGCGACTGCTGACCTTGGGTTGTAAGAACTAGGTCTAATGGCGTCGATGGATTCGAGTACGATGTTCATAGTACGAGGCGGCTGCGGATTTCGTTGAGCACGGATTCCTTGTCGAAACCGGCGTCCTGTTTCACGCGGTCGCACCACGAGATGAATTCTTCCTGAGTGATGCGGAACCGATAGAGACCGACCGCAACGGTGACGTCGCTCTTGTCGAGCTCCTTGTCGTGGCGGTCGTCGTCATCCTCATCACCGTCGTTGCCACCGGGATTGAGCAGTCCCTCGATGTCGGCAGGCTCGAAACCCGCGAGGATCGTGTCGAAGTCGATGGACTTCCATTCGCTGGCGATTTTTTCAAGTTCGTTGAGATCGACCGTGGATAGTTCGGCCAAACGGTTGTCTGCCACCAGCACGGCGAGTTCATCGTTCTCGCTGGCAAAGTCCTGATAGTCCACGGGCACGACTTCGACGCCGAGGTGCTTGGCTGCCATCAGGCGTCCGTGGCCGGAAACGATCAGGCCGGTGAGCTTTGAAATCGTAATCGTCTGCCGCCAGCCGAAATAGCGGATGTTTTTGGCGAGCAGTTCGATTTGCCGCTGCGGGTGGGTGTTAGGATTACGCGGGTTGGGCTTCAACTCACCGACCGGCACGAGCTTGTCGAAGCTGCACCAGACTTCGATGCCATTGGCGAGAGTGCGGGCTTTGGGAGAATGATCAGTCATCGCCGTGGATGCTGATGTCAACGCCCATTCATGATAAGATTCATCAGAAGTTGTAGTCGTGGAAGTGGTAGCGGCCTGGGATGACCGGCTCGCCGTTGGTGGTGCGGAACTTGCCGTCCTTGCGCAGGCTGGCGCGATGAATCACACCCTGCGGATTCGGCTGATAGACATATCGCTGTTCGGCGTTGTTCACGCAGTGGCCGGCGAATCCGCTAGAGACAAACTTGGGTTTCCAATCGTCGAGCGTGGCAATGTCTTCCTGCATCCAGACGGTCTTGCCGCTGGGGCTGACGCGAATCACCGTGCAGGCGGTTCGGTCGGAGTAGTGGCAGACGGTCGCGCCGTCGACGGTCGTCGGTTTCCAGTCGGAGACACTCATTTGCCCCACCCCTCTCTCCGACTGCGGGTTTTGAGCGTGTTGGGTGAGAGGTTGAAATGCTCGGCGGTCTCTTTCACGCTGCGGCATTCAAGCCAGTAGGCTTTCACCTGCGACCAGTGGCCGTCGCCATGACCGGGATTGCCGACTTTCTTGGCGGGCTTGGGTTGCGTCGGTGGCGTGGCTTCTGCGGGCGTTGGTTCGGGCTCAACCGCGTCGGCAAACGCGTCGTAACGTCCCGGGCTAGCTTCAGGTTCGGGGTTGGTGAGCGGCACGATGTTCGCGGCAACAACCCCGATCCCATCGCCCCCGGCGAGGATTTCCGCGACGATTTCACGGATCAGTGGCACCGGTATTTCGGTGATGGTGAAGACCAGTCCGTTGAGCGTCTTACGCCCGATGGATTGCTTGAGGAACTTCAAGGCTTCGCCTCGGGTGCGACCTTGAAAGCGGCCTTCAAAGACGTTGGTTTCTTTGTCGTCGCAGACGATGTAGTACAGTTTGTTCATGTTAGTAATTTGTTAGATTAGAATCAGCGTGATGTCGCTTTCATCATCCCTCATCTGCCAGTCTGACAACTTGAGTCCATGTCATTTTTCGTCTTTCTTTTTGCGGCATGTTAGACTCGCGATTGGCATGCCTCGTGGCCCTCACGATGCATGCCAATTCTAGGGCATTCGGAGCGATTCAACTTCTGTCTTTTTTCATCTAACTCCACTTAGCCATGGACGTGAGGTGGCACTCTGGCAGATATTAACCATGACAACGCAAACCATGTCCCGCCGCTTCGGAGTTGAGATTGAATTCCTCTCCACCATCACCAAAGAGCAAGCCACCGCGAGCCTGAGAGCCGCCGGCATCCGGGTTGAATCTTCCTACTACACCCACGACACCACCCCCTATTGGAAGATCGTGGTGGATGGCTCCTGCGGATATGAATTGGTTAGCCCGGTCCTCGAAGGCGAGGCCGGTATCGAGGAAGTTAGAATCGCCGCCGCCGCACTGGAAGCCGCCGGAGCCCAAGTGGATAAGCGCTGCGGACTTCACGTCCATTTCGACGCCCGCTCGATGAATCTCAAAGCGGTCAAGAACCTCTTCAAACTCTGGCTTAAATTCGAGGACGTCCTCGATACCTTTCAACCGCAGTCACGCCGGGGCAATAACAACACCTACTGCCGCACCAACCTTGATGACATCATCACCGACGCCGGGAATCATCGAAACCAATGCTCCCATATGTTCCAGAAGATCGACGCCTGCCGGAACATGGATCAGATGAAGCAGCTCTATCCCTGCCGCTACCGGAAGCTCAACATCCATTCCTACTTCCGCCATCAGACGCTCGAAGTCCGCCACCATTCAGGGACCACCGATCCCGACAAGATCACCAACTGGGTGCGGTTGATGGCCCGCCTGTTCGACGCCGCCGAATCCGCCGCCACCGTTCGCAACCGCCCCGAGGACAACGGAGTCGGAATGCCCCGCATGAAGTGGTTCTTCCAAGCAATCGAGGCCAAGGGACTGACCAAATTCTACACCGCCCGCGCCAAAAAACTCGCCGCCTGATTTCCACTATGCCAAACGAAACCATGAACACCGAATACCACACCATCGACGGAGCGACGTTCTCCGCCGCCGACCCTACCGACCTGATGACCCAACTTCGTCGGGACAGCTTCAACCCGGAAGCCGACCTGCCATCTTACTGCCGTGCCACCGCCCGTGCATCGAAGATGCAGACCGGCAAGCCACACCGAGCTTGGCCGCCCAAGGTGTTGGTCGAAGACATGCTTGCCTCTGGACTCATCGCCACTGGCAAGTGCCATCCGGAATGGGGAACCTCTAACGACTGAACGGCCATGGCGTACCGAACCATGCAACCACGATTCCCGCTAGGAAGAACCGTGGCGACTCCCACCGTGATGGCACTCAGCATCGACCTTGCATCCTACATGCACCGCCACCACTGCGGCGACTGGGGGGATCTCGAAGAAGGAGACAAACAGATGAACGAAGAAGCTCTAACCAACGGCGACCGCATCCTGAGCTGCTACCAAGTCGGTGGTGGCCGACGCATTTACATCATCACCGAGGCGGATCGCAGTTCGACGTGTGTGATGTTCCCGGAAGAGTATTGATCTTGCTTCGAGCTTCAGCGGATTGACGCTTTCCGTAGCCTCGCTGCGACATCGACCATATCCTGCCGAATGGCAATGCGCAGGAAACTGGTGTCACTGGATTCATCGGGAAGAATACTGCCGAGCACAAAGTGACTGGCTTTTGCGGGCCCGGGTGAGGTTTCGGTGATAAAGTGCTCGTTGAGCGTGTAAAGAGCGTCAGTGCAGGAGGGATTTTCAAGCCTGACTTCTTCGGCGAAGGCGGCAATGGCTGCATCCGCGCCACCATCGTAATGCAGGACGGTGTAGAGAATATCGAAGGCATCTTTGGGCTGCTGACGGTCACGGAAAGCCCGTAGCTTGAGCGCCAAAAAAGGCCCTACTTCGCACACTCGGGCAGTCAATTTCTGCTGGGCACCGTGCAGATCGATTCCTTCGACAGCGACACTTCTGGCCGTGACCAAGGCGCGTTCCACGCCGGGCATTACCGCTGCTGTGATATCATCGACCTGTGCGCTTCCGGTGGTGAAAGGAGGTTTCTCGACAAGAAAATCAACTGGCACGATAAAATTGCCGATGATCTTTTCAAATCGAGACGGATGGTCAGGGTTCGGACTGAAACCTTGACCGGCAAGCTCCCAGAAGAGATTGCCATACAGCCCGGAGTCGGCAGCCAGAGCAATTCCAAGGTCCACGTCCAGCGTCGCTGGGCGAGGGAGTTTGCGTGACGCAGAAATGTCCCCGCAAAGGTATTTCGGCACCATGCCGCCAATGAGCACAAGAGAGTCGTGCCATTGACTCAGGCCGGCCCACACGGTTAGGAATGCGCTCTCCGCGAGCGCGGTGTGGTCAGGGTCGTATTGGCTGTAGGTGTCGTATTTCATGGCCGGCAGAATCCTTTCCACTCTCGCAGGGCTGTGGCCGCGTCCGGACCACGCAGCCCTGTGCGCTGGAGATCGAGATAGATTTGCGCGTCGGTCACCAAGGTCAATCCGTTGTGTATCTGGGTTTCTCTGAGCAAGCCATCATCATCGGGCACATGGAGCCAAAGTTTGCCTCCCTCGCCAACAAGCCGAAGTCCGAGATTTTCCAGTGTAGCGGAATCCGGCAGGCGCGAGACGTAGGCCGAGGTGACAACGGGTTCGGTGAATGGATGGCGCACCCAGGCGGCGAGCCACTGGGTAAATGCGATGGATACAGACTCGTGATGCGCCCATTCCTGCAAACGATTTGCCAACTCAACAGCCGAACCAAGAAAGCCTGCATAGAGCGTCGTGCGGTTGCGTTTGGAAAATTGATCTGCATCCGCCCAAGCGTCCAGAAGGGACAGGGAGTCGCGTAATCGGAACTCCCGTGGGCTGATTTTCTCAGCAAACCCCTGACTGATGAGGTGTTGGACGATGCGGGACACGAGGCCAGAACTGGCACTGGTGAGCGTCACGATCTCGGATTGAGTCCAAACGCGGTCATGATCCGTGAGTAGGCAGCGGATGATGCGTGCGCTCTTGCCGACGAAAATGTTGCGCGGCTCCAACTCGTATGAAAAGGAACGTCCTGGCAGAGGGCGACGGTCCACTAGAAGGCCAGGGGCACGCAGCCAGGCCCTCCCATTCAAATCGATGGCAGAAATGCCGCGAGCCTTGCAGGCTTCCAGAACCCTTGGGGAGAGTTCGGGTGTGACAAGGAGTGGCTGTGGCAATTGGTCGGTCGGCAGGCTCTCCACCCAAGGAAGACTAGCCTTGAGCTCATAAAGCGGAGCAAATGGCAGATGCCTTCCGTCGAATTCCAGGTCAACCCGGGATGGTCGCTCTGAATTGCTGCCTGGCGGACAATGCCAGACCAAGTCGGGATCGTCGGGCAGAAGCTCCCGAAAGTGGTGCACCAGTTCGCTTTCGTGGCGAATAGCCGCACTTTTACTGGAATTTAATTTTTTCACTGTGCAGTGAGAATGGTGCTTCTCAGTGGGAAATCAAGAACTTTTACTGATTTAAAGCACATTCACTGAGTAGTAAAAGATGCGGAATGGAGTAAAATCCCTGGGAGTGATTCGCCTTGATGGTCTTCTCCAAACCGTTCGGCAGTCAGGGAGGTCTGGGGATACGTCGGCAATGGGAAGCAGGTGGGAAATTGGCCCCCTTACTTCCCACTTTTTCGATGGCCTGTCACGAATTGGAAATCGGCGCAAACCATCGATATTGCTGGTTTTTTCGCGTGCCGAGCGCCGCCGCCAACCCCTCAATTATGTGGGAAGTGCAAAATGGAACATTTCATGGAATTTGGACGAGGGTCGGGAAGTCCCGGCGTGAGTCGTTGGCGTTCAATAGATTCCTTGATTTCTCAGGGGTATTTGAACCCGTTTGAACCTCGGCCATCGCGGCGATTACGTCGGGTGTTAGGTCGATGGAGACTTGTCCGGGGATTTGAACCATGAACCTTGCACCCTCGTTGAGGAGTCGGGAGATTCGTTGGGTTGGAGTGGTCATGATGATTGGATGAGTGGTTGCAGGGGCGGGAATTGAACCCACAGAGGCGAGTGTATGAGGCTCGCCTGGGACCGTCCCTCCCTGCGATTGGTTAGAGCGCCTCGTAGATGTCGAGGACCAGCTTGAAGTCCTTCTTGAGGCCTTCGCGACGATCATCGTCCCACTCCTCGACG